CACTGTGGCCTGATTCACTACGGCTTCTTCAAGTCCCATGCACTTCGATTCTTCGTAAGCAAAACAAAAAAGCCTTCGGTTCTCTCGAAAGCTTTTGCTGGTGCGGTAGATGGGACTTGAACCCATTTATTCCTGTCGTATTTACTAGCTTTTTTGTTCTTCGTGTGAAATTTCGTGTGAAATCATGCCAAAAACAGCTAGTTTCGAGATGCTTTCAGCTTCCGGATTGCCGCCGCGTATGCCTTCGGCGCGACGATCTGCAAGCCCTGAATCGTGTCTTCCAGCGCATCGACAAGCTCGGCAGATGACAAGCCTGCACACGCAGCGCGGAACTCGCTTTCCGGCTCTGCCGCCATCGAGTACGCCGAAACAGGCGCTTCCTTCACATCTTGCACAGATTCGCTCGCCATGTGCGCCCGGAGGCCGTACAGCACCGCCAGACGTTCAGCGTCTTTCACACTCGTTCCTTCGCGCTTGATTTTGGTGATGGTTTCGTCGATCTCTTTCAGGTCGATCAATGCCGCTCACCGCCCGTCAGGCGTTGCGCAGCTCGTCCATTGCGCGGCGGATGATTTCGCGCTGTTCGCCGGTCGCATCGCGCATGATCTCTTCCATCTTGCGCATCATGCTTTCGCGCCCGTCGTCGCGGCTGTAATGCCCGCGCACATAATGTTCGCCGCGACGGTCGTTGCGCCCATAGCTTCCGCGCACGTCAGCGCGCCACTCCGCGCTGTTGCTGTACCCTTCGTCCTCAAGGATTTCGATTTTGTCAATATTCTTGATGGTGTCGGTCAGCTTGTGAACGGTTTCGAGGTCGCCGGGGTTCATATCGCGCTTGGCGGCGATTTTGTCCAGCTCATCGCAAAGCATATCGCGCAAGTCGCGCATCGCTTTCATGCTCATTTTTTGCTCCTTTCTCACGCCTGCCGCGTGACGATCAGGTTTGCGTTGGCAACGTCAATCGCTTGCGCACTGGTGTTTTTCAGCGCGACGGTTACGCAGCATCCACGCGGCACATCGACAAACGCAGAGACGGAAACATTAAAATAGTTCTCGACCGCCGCAGGGGTGACGATAGCGACGGCGCTATTCAGCGTCTCGCCGTTTATCGTCAGCGCAACGGAGATCGCTTCAACCGTTCCGCCCGTCGGGATGGCGATGTTCCCGGCGAAGTCCACAAAGTACCGCGCTCGGCACTGGTTCGTCAGGCCGCGAAGCGTTACGATTCCCGCGCCCTCTCGATGGACGATGCACGGAGAGCCGCAAATTGGCGTCTCGGTGAGCGGTAGATTCTGGCCAGCCGCGACAAGTGCCGTGCTGGCGTTGGTATACTCAGCCATAAATTTCTCCTTTCATAAGAAACGGCGGGACACATTCGCCCCGCCGTCGTTGCAGAATCAGCTCAGGGCTGAACAGCTCGGTCACGCCGAACAGTTGCATCTCTTATGCGATTTTAGCAGTTACAACCGGCGTTACCAGCGCAGCCATAACCGTAACCGCCCGTGTAGGGGTTGGGCACCTGATACGCAGGAACGGCGACGGGCTGACGCAGCGCGTTAATGATCTGCGCCGTCTGCGCTCCCATTTCCGTGGTCAGCAGCGCCGACTGACGATCCTGCGACGCGGCGCGGCGAAGGTCGGTATTTTCCGCCTGCAACGTCGCGATCTTGTCCTGCGTGAGGAAATCGAGAATCGCGCGGCTGTTGGCGTTCTGGTTGTCGATCACGTCGCGGGTGTTGCTGTTGAGCGTGTTCTGGATGGTGCAGAAGCCCTGCTGCATCTGGTTGCGCGTGTCGCAAGCCTGAGTAGCGAGGTTGTAATTCACGCCCTGAATCGCTTCGCGCGTCTCGCAGCAGCAGTTCGCCTGCTGCATCTGCATCGCAAAGAGCTGCTGCATGAGCGCCGCCTGCTGGTTGGCGCGAGAAAGCTCCGCCGCGCTGAAACCGCTATTGACGGCGTTGGTGATGGCGTAGGTGCTGTCGCAAAGCCCGTTCTGGATGGCGCGGATGCCGTTGTCAATACCGTTGATGGCAAAGCCTTCGTTGATGTCGGCGCGGGTCGCGTAGCCTTGGAATCCCGGCGAATTAGCGCCGTTGTTGCCGAAGCCGCCGCCCCAGCCCATGCCGCCCCAGCCGCAGAACATGAAGAGGAACAGAACGATGATCCACCACGCGCCGTTCCCGTCTCCAAACATGCCGCCGTTGTTGCGATTTCCGCCCGTTACCACCGCGATATCGGCGGGGGTCATTTCAGAGGTTGTCAAAGACATTTTCACACGTCCTTTCTTTTTATCGCTAACCGTGCGCACGGATTTAGCCGTTAGAGACCTTCAAAGAGGCTTTGGAACTGGCGGGCGATGCCGTAGAGCTGATTAAACTGCTGCTGCGTCATCTTGCCGCTGTTGAGTAGGCGCTGAACCTCTTGCTGCGGATCGCCGTTGAATCCGGCTTTGAACCGCTTGAACTCCTGCGCCATCTGTTGAAACTGTCCCATCTGTCCGGGCAGATTCCCAGACATTCCCTGCATCGCGTTAAACAGCGGGTTGCTCATCGGCTGCATCCTCCTTTTTTCTGTTCGGCTTTTTTGCCAGCGCATCGACCCGCGCCACAAGCGCGTTGAAGTCGTCGCGGGTCACATAATCGGCTGATTGTATGGGAGACTCGGCCTGTCTCGGCGCTGTCCTCTCGGTGTAGTCAAAGATTCGCATCGACGGCATACCGCTTGCGTCCGCGGATTTGAGGTAAAACGTCAAAGATTCGCTATCCATCAGCAGAACGCCGCTTCCGGGGCTGACCGGGTAGCTTTTCGCCGCTGCTTCGCCCTGAACCCAGATGATTCCGCCGCTATTTTGAGCTGGCGCTTGCTGCGCTGGCTGCTGCGGCATATACGGCTGTGATCTGAGCTGTGCGAGTTGATCTTGCATTGGCGGGTAATAACCGCCGTATGGCTGCTGCCAGCCTTGCATCGGATAGGCCATAGATCATCCCTCCCAGTAGTAAAGGGGCGTTTCGCCGCCGCTGTCCCATGTGTCATACCAATCACCGTTCACAACCGCGAGAACGTGTCCATTTGTCGCTAAAACATAAACGCCACGCGGAAAGTCTCGGCAGAAGTCCGAAACCGTGTAGCAGTCCGGGCACGTCTCCGGGATGCTGTGACGCTTGAAGCCTTTGCGCCGAAGATACGCGCCCCAGACGTGATTTGCGTTTGGCATATCCCCTGCGCAGAAACCATCAAGGCAAAGCGCGACGAATACGCTTTCCCATGTTTGACCTGTGGCCTTGCTTACGGCTCTAACCGCGCAGTCGCCGACACGAGAACGGAAGGGGTTTGGATTAAATGGAACAAACACGCTCTCACCTGCTTCTGCCCTCATTTTTGCATAAAAAAAGGACGTGCGCCTATCAGATGCACGTCAGTTTTATATCGGTTTTTTGTCAGTCCCACATGTGTTCACTTGTTGCCTCGTGCCACTCGGCCTCCATATCGCCGATGGCCTTTTCCCAGTTCTCGCCGTCAAGGATGCGCTCGACGGCTTTTCTACCTGCGCTGGCCTTGCGGTAATTGGCCGCGCGGGAGTAGCTTTCCGCGCGGAGCATCGCGGCCGCCATCGGGTATCTCGCGCTCAGTTCTGACGGATCGCTCTTGGGCTTGGCGGGATAGATGCCGTCGCCGCTATCCACAGCCCGCGCGAACGCTTCGCGGTAGGCCGCTTGCTCGGCTTTTGCCACCTCAAGCTCTTTAAGCCCCGGAATCGCAGAGCGGAAATTGTGACGGCGCACGGTGGTTTCGCGCTCCTCGGCCTTCTCGACCATCAGCGCGGCCTTGATCTCCTGCACCTCGGCGGGATGCGCCTTGACCAGCTTGACGGCCTTGTCGCGCGGAGATACGGCCATCTTGTCGCCCATGAGGGCAAAGCTTAGGCCGGAGTGCTCCAGAATCTCCCGCGCGGTGTTGGAAAGTTGATTTTTGTACTTTTCTTTCATGGTTTCTTCCTCCTGTCAGGTTGTTTTCTTGTTCCTTGTGACTGTATTATACACTATTTTAATTTACTTGTCAAGTATTTTATAAATTAAATTTGATTATTTTTTAAAAAAGAAGCCCCCGGCTTTCTGGCCGGGGATATCTTATAGTTTGGTATAGGCTTTCAGGATTTTGTGGCGCTGTACCGCGCCGTCATACCAGATAAGCGCTGGCTCGTCGCCCCAGTTGCCAAGCACCATCCGAAGCGGATAAACAAGTCCGTCACCCAGATTTACAAGCGGATCGCCATCACGATTCTCGCCGTCAACGTTTGGCACCTCCACGACGATCTCATCATAGACATCACTCTTCGGGCATGCCCACGAATAAACCGGCTGGAATTCGTGCGCCAGAACACCATAAGATTTGTAAATTGGGATTTTCATGTTTTTTCTTCCTTTCCTTTTGTTTTGTTGGTCAATTTTTCCCCTTAGATGACCCGATTCCGCTTACTACCAAACTCGCCGCCAACGAGGATGCGCGGCAGTCCTTTATACATGATCGCGTCTTCGCCGCGCGAATCTACCCAGCGCATGCCGCCGATCTCATCAACAGTCATCGGCGGATCATCCTGCCATCTCGCGAGCGTGAACTGTACTCCCTCGGATTGGATCACTGCCATCACTCCAATCTCCGGGTGCTCGACGAGGTAAAAAATGCCGTAATCGTCGATCACCGTCTCGGCCATGATGGGCAGTGCCTCCGTGCGCCCGGTCTGCCAGTCATAGACGGCCAGACGTTGCGCGTCCCCCCGAAGGTACGCCGTCGAAACGCCCAGCGCGTCCGCCAGCGCAGGCAGAATCTTGTTTCCGGGGTTGCTCTGCCCCCCCTCATAATTGTTAAGCTGCTGGGCGGATATACCCATCTTATCCGCCAGCTCCTTCTGCTTCAATCCGCGCAGGATACGCAGCTGTTTAATGTTCATGCTTTTTTCCTCCTTTTTACGCGGCGACGAGCGCGCCGGTCATGTTGTCGATGTAGCCGATCTCAAGATCGCGCTTGCGGTTCCACGCATTGGTGTAGATGCGCGTGGAAACATAGGTGCGATTGTGGCTTCCCCTCACCCAGTCGTTGCAAACGACTTTGTAATTCCAGCCGGATTCCTTACCTTCCTTTTCGGCGGCGATCAGTGCTTTAGCCAGCGCCCACGCGCCCTTGAGCGCCACGCTCAGGCTCAGGCCAAAGCTCTTGACCATGATCCACGCGCGCTTCATGATGATCTGCTTGTTGTACTCCATTTTGATTTCCTCCGTTCAGGTTGTTTTCTTGTTCTTTATGGTCATATTATACATCATTTTAATTTACTTGTCAAGTATTTTACAAATTATTTTTATTTATTTTTGCATTAAAAAAAGCCCCTGCCATCAGGCAGGGGTGTTACCATCTGTATATATAGATGCAGACATTCGTCTCTTAATCTCGCGGATGCTGCGGCTGACAGTTGCGGGCGACATGCCCAGTGTCATGCTGATTTGCACAATGCTGTAACCGCGCCAGAGCAGGTCAAAGACCTGCCCCAGCCGGACATGCTCGTCAAAGCCGCAGCGGCGGGCGATCTCCTCTTTCGTGCGCCTATCAAAATCAAGGCGCACAGAAAATCGCCTCCTTTTACACGCTGGCTTCCTCGACCACTACGGGCGCGGTGCTCTCCAACTTTGCAATCTCGGCATTCACCAACTCGACAAGCTCATCTGTATCCAACTTATATCCATGCGCGTCAAGTCGCTCCTTTACCCATGCCAGCTTCTCTTCGCCGCGTCCGGAGCCAGTGTACAGCTTTTCGGCGGCGAATACGAGGATAGACACGAGGTCGCGGATTTCGCGCCGCTGGTCAAGCGTCGTCTTGGCCTTGATCCACGGGACGACATACCGCGTAATCAGCGCGGCCACGAGGACGATCAGCGCCTGAAAGATGGGGGTCAGGTCAATATTAGACATAGATAGCCTCACTTTCTGCCCGGTCTTTACCGGGCAACGTCACAAAAATTTACGCTCCTGCAAACACTTATGATAAGCGTTTTTGATGATTTCGACGGCTTCAACCGTCTTGTGGTTCTCAAATTCCGGGTGTGCTTTACAGTACATTTCATAGGATTTTGCGTCGTCAAAAACTTGTTCAAAATGCTCTTTGCTGTGCTTGACGCTGTTATAGCACTCGTCGGAAAACCGCTGGATTCTGGCGCGGGAGATTTTAGCAAATTCAAGGTCATTTTTCGCCTCAATCCTGCTCATGCGTTCCTCTAACGAGCCAACGAGCGCCTTTCGCAAGCCGCGAAATATCCATGACAGCGGATGCACCTTGATCGGCGAGATCTCAATCAGATTCAGCATCAAGTATATCAGCACGAGCGTCAGTGTGCTGTGCGTCGTGACAGCCGCTTGCAAGCCGTCCAGCAGCTTTTGTAGAGTCATCGGTCAATCCTCCGCAATCGTCCATTTTCCCGCCAGCGTGATATACACGCCGTCGTTCCTGCGCAAGGTCGTCGTGTTCGGCGCTTCGCCGCCCGTCTCGCCCTGATCTCCACTTTCCGGCGACGCATCCTCAACCAGATACTCCCCCGACATGTACCCTGCCACGCCGTTTTCCAGCTTGCCGAACACCCAGCCCGTGCCGCCCGCCTCGCGGATCACGTTCACCCGCGTCCCGTTCTCAGCTTTTGCGATGACCTTTGACCGTGTGCTTGCGCCCTCGCGGATGTTGAGATATCCGCTGGTGATGTTCACCGTTGCATTGCCAAACATGGTCTCACCTCCTTCCTCGCTATCGTCACAAACTGCAATCATCCGGTGCTTTCCAAGCCCGTTCCATCCGCGTTTTTCCGTCAGCTCAGTTTCCACCACACATCCCCGGCTCTTGCTTGAGTGGATCACTGTGCCGCGCTCCGTCACCAGCCCGGTGTGGTTCACGTCGCCCGTGCCCACGCCCATGAACGCCAACATGCCCGGCTTCGCGCTGGAAATCCCCGTCTGCCGCCAGATCAAATGGCGATACTTCGGCACGCTGTCAAAGCTGTTCCAAAGCTCGTTCGTGCCCGCCGTCGTGTAGCGCTTGTCGCCGCCCGCACAGGTGCGGATGACCTTCTTGATGAGGTTGATGCAGTCCAGCTCGCTGTAAGGCGTTCCGATCAGCGCCCGCGCCGTGCGGATGGCCTCGCTTGTTTCAATCATCCCACGCACCTCCCGCGCGGATGAAGCGGCCAACCAGGCAGCCGACCGCGAAGATGATCACGCTGCCGACGATGATGCCAAGAATAATCATGGTTTTGCCTCCTTTTAGACAATTGAAAGGCCGTCGTCAGCCTCTTCTTTTGCGTTTTCCGCGTCCAGCGCATCATAATACGCCTGCGCAAGGGCTTCAATCTCCTCAATGTCTGCCTCACTCAGCAGCCCATTATCAAGATGGGTGTATGCCTTGTCCAGCCAATAGGCCACATCTCGCCCGGCGGCAATCTCGCGCTTGATGGAGCGCAGGGTCAGGTCGTGCCGGGCTTTGCTTTTGATTGCCATATGCTTTTCCCCTCCTTTAGGTTGTAGTCATAGACGCAATCGCGTCCTCAAGATTTTTGATCACGATGTTCACGTCTCTTTGATAGTCCAGTTTCAACCCCGCGCCGTCGCTCGCTTGCACCACGGTGTTGGGCGCGTAAGCGGTGAGGGCTTTGTAGGCGGCGATTTCAGCAGGGGTGAGCGGGGTTTCGATGGGGGTGTCGAGTTGATATACAACATCTACGTCAAGAGCTAAGGCTTGTAACTCTTTTGCGGTATAAAAGCTTCCATCTGGCTTTTTCACGTTTTTTAAATACAGTAAATTGTACATAACGCAGGAAGTCCATGATGTATAAGGCGTTATGCTTATAATGCAATTAAAATCACCAGGTTTCCCTTTTTCCCCATCAATGTCCATTCTTATGCGATATTCTTCGTCGACAGCGCCGTTTTGTGTATTAACTTGCGCTTTCCAAACCCTTTGCACCTTCACCTCTCTCTCTAAGTCCACCTCGTCGCACACCCACTGCTGGCCGCTTTGGTCAGTGTAGTTGCCGCCAGAGGTGACACGGATGCCGGGCAGGCCGTTGGGCGTTTGCAGGGTGATCGTCTGCCGCTCATCCGCCCTATCGCCGATCGTCACCGTGATTGTCCCGCCGTCACCTGCACTCACAATCGGCACCGGGTTATCCGGGCTTGGTGTGCCATCCTGCGTACTCTTGCCGTAGACAGTCAGCCCGCACAGCGGCGCGGAAAAAGCGTCAGAGGCGGAGACAGGATTGCCCGTTTCGGTGCCGATCAGGATATTCTGGCGCGCTTTGTCGGCCTTCTCGGCAACAGCCTTCTCGATTTCTGCCAGCCGCTTTCCCGTTGTGGCCGCGTCCGCCGCCTCCCCCTCCTGGGTCAGCGTCGCGTCGATGACAGCATCCTTGCCCGGTTCGCCCTTTGCGCCCCTGTCTCCCTTGTCCCCTTTTTCGCCCTTGGGTCCCTGCGGGCCTTGCGGCCCTACAAAGTCGCCATCATCCAACCGCCGCTGTACTTCGTCTGCGACTGCCTGCGCGGCGTTTCCCGCTCGCTCAACGCCGGCCAGCGTGCCAGTTGCTTTGTCAATCCATGTTTCGACTGGATCAGGCGCCGGGGCAGTTGCGTCGCCAAGAGACTCACTGATGCGCGTACAGGCAATCGCAGTCTTGATGACCGTGCCATCCGCGTCTTTGATTGTGATTTGGGCTTGCCCGCTTCCAGCTTTATCGCCGATATCCGCGCTCGTGATCTCCCAAGTCAGGATACCGCCCTCTTGTTTCACCGTCGCCGGATACTCCGCCCGGCCAGGCTGCTTGACCGTGATCGACGCAATAGCATCCGGATACTGGCTCAATATGTTTTTCAGGTCGATCTGTACCCGCGTCGCGCGATTTTCGCGGACACGGCCAAGTAGCAGCGCTTGATCGCCAAAACGGTCAAACGCCAGAATGATATCACGCATCACGCTCTCTCCCTCGTTTAACTCAAGTTCAAATTAGCATCCTTGTGTTTTGTTGAGGCCAACAAAACACGCATCCACTTGTTTTCTTAAAAGTTTGCCCCGCTCACACGGGCGGGGCGTTGTCGGTTATTCTTCCGCCAGCTCCGGCAGACCCGCGTCCACCAGCAACTCTTTGACCTTCGCCTTGAGCTTGGCCGGAACGTCCTTGTACGCCGTCTTGCCCAGAATCACGCGCTGCGCAAAAAACATCGCCATCATCGTTTCACCCCCTTTCCCCATGATTTTCAGCATCGTCCAGATGACCAGATCACGCATACACAATTCCTGCCATCTCGGCCATGCAGTCTTCTACAAAATCGTTTCGGTCGCTGAGCGCCTGAATCTGCGCTTTGAGGAGCGTGCGCTCCTTCTCTTCAGCTGTCGGTTCGGGCGCAGGCCGCGCGTCAAAGTCCGCGTCCATTTCTGCCTGTGTGCGCTGTGTAACCATTCCGTCCACAAGCTTATAGCGGTACACGCCACGCTCATCCATCAGCGGCTTTTGCAGATAGTTGTTCTGCGCGTGATGGTAACGGTCTCCCTTACCTTCGTCAATCTGCGTCCATTCGTCGCCGCTTACAAATGCGTTACTGTTGATTGCCGTTACGCGCCCTGTGTTGTCGGCCTGTACAAGTACCTTATAGTTTTCGGCGCTCATGTTATCCCTCCTTTACAGGTCAGCCGAAATGTCAATATTGCCTTGTGGCGAAATTGTACCCGTTAAAATACCTGTTTCAGCGATTGCACATTTAATAATTGCTCTGTTCACGTTTGAGTTGTGCGATGTTGCAGTTTCGGTTGTTGTTCCCTGCGCGCTGCCCAGCGTATAGTAAAACTTCCCGCCGCCCGTTACGGTCGGTGCAATCCGCATTGACTGAGTTAGCGGGATAAACGCGTAGGACACACCATTTGCGGCATACCCAGCAAACGTTTCATTATTGGCCTTGATCTTGCGATAGTATCTCAGACACTCGGCCAGTTCCGCCGCGTAACCTTTCGGCACATATGGCGGCAGGGTCTCCGCCGTGTATTCGCCCTCGTAGAGCGCCGCCCAGCGGACGACCGCCGCCGTGCCGGTGCTTTCTGTGTCCGGCGAAATGTACACGTTCACCACTTCGTCCCCGGTCAGTCCATCCGGCTTTGTCAGCTTCAGCCCCAGCGTGCGCTCCGCCGCGTCGCCCTGAAAATACGCTACGCCAAAATTCGTCGTGCCGCTGCCGATGTAGACAAACAATCGGCACGCCACCGGGAAAACGCCGCGTACCGCAAACGTCATCACGTCGGCAAACCGTTTCGCCTCGATCCGCTGCTGAATGCCCGCCGTCCAGCTCGTCTTGTCCGACACGATTTTCAGCCCGTCCGCCGCCTGTGAAACCGTCGCGCCGCTCGTCCGCATCCAGCGATCCACAGCATACCCGGTCGCGCCGTGCGCCCCATTCACGCCCGCCTGCGCAATCGGGTGGGCAAAGTCGCTGTTGTCCAGCAGGTTGTACGGCTGGCCAAAATTATACTTGGCGATCTCAAGCGCTACATTCTCCGCGAGATTGTCGATGCTGCCCGTGTCGCCGCGTGGGATGGTCAGCGTAATATCCAGGTTCTCCGCCGTGCCGCTTTGGGTGACGCTTGCTTGTGTGCCCGCCTCACCAGTAACAACTTTGACCGTAATTTTCGGGGTTGCGCCAGTCGCGCCCGTGTTTCCCTTGTCTCCCTTTGGGATAGCAAAAGACAGATTATAATGGCCGTCCACAAGCGACAAGTCTGCCGTCGGTGCAGCGCCCGCTTCAAGACCGGATGCCTGCACAGTCATGTTGTCGATTTTTCCAGCGGCTGTATTTGCGGCTTTTGTTGCTGTGTTGGCGTTGGTCGTCGCCGTCTGCGCGGCCTTGGTCGCGTTGTTTGCATTCGTTGCCGCCGTGTTCGCAGCCTTTGCCGCTGCTTCGGCCGACGCGATTTGTGCAAGCAGCTCATCAAGCGACGGAATAACGTTTTCCTCATCGACAATCGCGTCTGTCATGCTGCGCACGACATAGCCGTTTCCCCAAAATACCGACTTGCGGCTTTCACCGATGGAAACCTTAATGATGAGGTTAAAGTTGCCGACGATGTAATAGCAGCTCTCTGAAAGCGTGAGGGTCACGACATTGCCGCTGATCGCTCCCGTGATGGGAATGGTATACCCGTCTGCGCGGATAAAATAGCCCTGAGCGCTTGCGCCGCTCAAATCTATTTCTTGAGCACCTCGGTAGAGGGAAAGCTCGAAGATATGCGCGTCCTTGTCGTTTGACGCATACAGCGACTTTAGCGGGGTCATCTGGATTTCAGCGTCAACGTCAACTCTGCGCTTGAATACGCCGAGATTCAAGGCCATCACTCCTTTGCCAGTGTCAGGCGCACGCTTCCCGATGCCATATCCCGCTGGATGCCAACAAGCCGAGAAAATCCTTCATACATCTCATAGACGGCTTTGTCATTCCTGCCAGAAACCGTCTTTTTAATGCTTTCAAGGCCGTCAAAGTCGGCGGCAATTTCAGCCAGAGGGCGCGCATCCTCCATTTCGATAATTGCTTTGCTTCCGTCTCTGAGCGGAGAGCAGATAAATTCAATATTAAAGTTCTTCCCCTTGCTCGTTTCGATTTTCATGGTCAACCGCCTCCTTCAGTTCTTTGATGGTTTTTCGCGTGATCTGAATTGCGGCGAGTAGATTGTTCAGATTCTTCTCGCCCTTGGTTTCCACCGATTCAAGCAGCAATCCAACGTTGCCGAGCTGAAAAATGATGTCTTCCGTGGTCATTGTCATCACTCCCAAGATACATAGTACATTTTCTCTGTGCTCACGCCGGAACACTCGTAAAACTCAATGTTCGACGTGCCGGACGGGGCTTTTGCATATCGCTTCGTTCGGCTCACGCCTGTCACAACGGTCTTTTGTACCAAGGACAACCCGCTCCCGTTGACCGTCAAGTGGCTGCACTCAAAATTTGATGCGCTTAAAGCCCGCACATATAGATTGTCGGATAGGCCGCTTTCAAAGTTGGAAAACTCCGTCTTCATTTGGTTGGCCGTGACATATCCATCCAGCGTGATCTTGTCCGCTTTCAGCTCGATTTCGCTGTTCAGACCGTCAATCTTGACTTCCGCGCTACTAACTCTTTCGCCGAGCGCGTCCGTTACAGTCGCGTCCGCTTTTAAGACAATCGAGCTGTTTAATCCGTCAATCTTGACTGCTGCGGACTTGATATCCCCTTCTGCTGTTTCGACACGCCCCACAAGGCCGATCTGCCCGTCCGCGCCGTTCAGCGTGATTTCCGCCGACGATAGACGTTCTCCCATATCCGTAACCGTCTTAGCATCGGCTTTCATGTTAATAAGGCCGCCCCCGGCGGCGGTTGCAGAGATGGCGGCGTTCACGTCCTCAAACTTGTTGTGCCGACCAACAAGCATTGATACAAGGCCGCCGTTGTCGCTCGATGCGGTAATCAAGGCGTTAATCGCCTCAACGTCTCCCGCCCAATTTCCCGTGATCGCTTTCTTCGTCGCGTATAGGTCGGCGTGATTTGCCTCAATCTTCACGCCAGCCTCTTTAACCCATGCCTCCGTTGCGCTGGTGAAGGAATCGGTCTTTTTAAGCATATCGAGCACGGACGTTTTCGACAGACCGGTGCCTTTGCCGCCGCCGATATACTTTTTTGTGCTGTTCTGCGACGAGCCGCCTGTAACGGTGTTGTCCAGCCGGACGAGGTCTTCCGTCGTGTCGCGGATGTTACTCGCAAGCGTCAGCCTTACGCCGCGCGGGTCGCCGTAAACGTCGGTGATGCTGCGCACGAGGATTCGTTCTTCCATCTTCACGCCGTAGTCAGGGAGCGCAAGCCGGAAAAGCCGCCCGATCCGGAAGGAATCAAGGCTTTCTCTGGTCGCGGTCGCCAAATCAACGCCGTTGATCTCAATGCTGATTCGCGGGTTTTTGTGGTCTTCAAGGTATCGCGTGATGTAGCTTTGCAGGCTCTCAGCGGTCACACCTTCTCCGGCGGTGATCGTCTTCGTGATGATTCCCCACACGCCGACGGTCGGACCGTCGATGTAGTGCGGCTCCGGGAGACTCTTGCAGTAAATCCGCGTGCAGAACTCGTCATCGGATATCGAGACGCTGACGCTTTCGAGGTTTCGGCTTAGTCGCCCCTCGCAACTCGCGGTTGTTTCGACCGATACGACGTTCACCCGCCACGGGAAGCCGTGCGTATCATCAAATTCGAGCGCGTAGCCGTCTTTCTCGTCGCCGACCACTTCCGTCATCGCTGACAGGATGTTGTTGCAGTCATACGCATATTCGATGCTCGCACTTTTCGCACAAGTACCGAGAACCCAAGGCTTTTGACCGTTTATGAGCGTCGTCTGGTTTGCCAGCATCGCCGTCAGCACTTCGGCGCATGTTCCGCTGTACTTCCCATCGCCGGGAATGATCGCGTCGCCGAGAATCGCCACGCTATGCTCTAGGTCAACGTCTCCTGTGATGACATAGCACTCAGACGCGCCAGAAACTCGGTAGACGCCCGCGCTGCCGTCGATGGTATAAAGCTCTACCCACGCATGGAAAGGCGCTCCCTCGCCCGGAGGAAGCGTCATGGAAGCATCATGCGGCGGTACAAGCCGCTCGTTGATGGACAGCGTAACGGGATGGAGGCGGCACACCTCGCGGAGCTGCGCGTCAAGCAGACGCGGAAGCCTTACGCTCATGTGTAATACCCCCTCACGCCGAATCTCGTCTTTGCTTTTCCATCTGTGGAGACAGACAGCTTGCCAAACTTCCCGGCTTCAAGCCGTAGCTCGTCGCTTGATTCTGCCGTCCGCTTGCTCAGTACACTTTCGTTTCCGATTCGCGCGTAAAAAACGCCGTGCTCGTCCGTTCCGACTTCCAGCGCCGATCCGGAAGGGAGCGCAAGCCCGGAGAAGTGCAGCGCGGTTTGTCCGGCTGTCAGGTCTACGGTCGTGATCGCGTCCGTTCCGGCATTGGTCACGCTTGCCCACACGCGGGAATCGTCCGCAAAGCCCGGCGCAATCATTTGAGCTTCGCCGTTCCCGTCAACCGTCGCGTTTCGCGGGTATTCGCTCTCCCAGAAGGGGATTTCAAAAGCCGTGAACGTGGCCGTCAGGCTGTTTGTCCAGCGCAGAGCGGAGAAGTTCGGCAGGGTCTCGCAGATGACGTGCAGCCGCCTTTCGGGTCGGTCATTCGTCGTCAGAACGCCGCCGAGAATCGCCCACTCCGTCACTTTCTCCGCGATGAGAGCGCGGCGAACGGTGTTCTGCTCGTGGATTTCAAATTTCACTTCGACGCTCAGGCTGTTCGTCGTGCGCTTCGTGATTCGCTGGCCGCTTCGCCCTGCAAGCGGTGTCGTCACAAGATCGCGCACAGGCGAAACGGTGCTCACGTCAAGCACATAGATTGCCGGGTCGATGCTCGACAAATCAATGCCGTTCAACCGGCAGGCGTATCTCGTCATCATACGTTTGCATACCTCATAGCTCTTGCGCCCTTTGCGATGTTGCGGCTCACGCGCTGCGTCACAAGATCGCCCACTCTATCCGCGCCCATGTACACGCCCACGCCGTCCAGCGCTTCGCGCACAGCGACGGCGACGGCTTGGCTGATGCTCTCCGCGCTGATACCGCCGATGTTTCCGGCACGGTAGGCCGTCGCATCGGCACGATTCAGCACGGTTTCTCCGGCGTGGAGCTTGGCGACGAAGTTATCATATGGCACATAGTCAAGGCCGGTCGCAAAACTGCGCCCTGCACCATAGTTCTTACCCTTTCCCCAGTTCGACGGGTTGAACCATGCGGAATCCCACGCGGCAGAGGCCGCGCCAGCAACGCCGCCGCTCTCCCAGCCTTCTTGGATGGATTGAACGCCCTTTTGAACGTTTGTGGAATTAAGACTTTTGACAAACGTATCCCATGAAGATTGAATACCAGATACAAGCCCCGCGACTGTTTCAAGCGCCGCTGTGACGCCGCTCATAAACCCTTCCGGGACGTGCGTGTTGATAAAGTTTGTGAACGCCGTTTTTGCCTTGTCCGCCCATCGCTTGATATCTTCCCAGTGTGTGATAATCAACGCAAGAACGCCGGAAACGAGCAGAAGAGGCGATTTCATGGCCATCCACGCGGTAACAATGCCGCCAAGAACAGTTGCTGCCGTTTGGAAAAAAGGGTCATCAACAAAGGCGCTGAAATCCTCTAGAAATCCCTCTACGTTTTCGGCTGTCTCCTTGTCAAAGCCGTTGAAGAGCAACGTCAAGAAGTCTACAACGCCCGTGAAGATCATGCCTGCAATGTTGCCGAACGAACTGGCGATATCAAAGAGCGCCTGCGCGGTATCGCTCGGCTCTTCTTCGCCGCTGCTCCACGCCAGAATCTTGTCCAGCAGATCAATAACGCCGTCAAAGACATATCCGGCCATATCGCCGAGGCTTGACGCAAGCATGCCAAGACGCATCTGCACGGTTTCGTCAGACAGAAACTCACTCAGCTTTTGCACGACTGGCGTTAGCGATTCGTAAAACGGAGCGCCCACAACGGCCAGAACGTCTTTCCAGACGCGCTGCAAGTTTCCGACGACGTTCACCCAGCCGTCCATTTCACGCGCTGCTTGCCCTGTCGCGCCGCTCTGGTCATAGATTTCTTGCGCAACGTTGAGCATGAGGTTCTGCTTCTGTGCTTCGGTCAGATTCGTCCATTTCGTGCCGTACAGTTCGACGGCCTTAGAGTTTCGCTGGCTTTCCGATGTGAAAAGGCCGATAGCGTCGCCCGCCTCGGTATTGCCACGCAGGAAAGAGCGCAAGCGCACGTCTGCATCCTCAAGGCTGATGTCGTAGTATGCCGCCGCATCAGCCGCGATGCGGGTATACTCATCCATCATCGAGAGCGCCCCCGCCGCGTCAATGCCTGCACCCTTGAACTGACTGAATGCCTTGGTGCCGACCTGCTGCAAGCGCGTCGCAAGGATGCCTGTGTCATTGCTGACGCTGGCGAGAACGCCGTTCGCGGCTTCCTCGATGCCTTCAAAGGTTGCCGCGAACTGCGCCTTTTCCGCTGATACGTCGGCGGCGGCTGTGATCGCATCCTTGGCAAAGTCCGCAATCGTCGAAAACGCTCGCTTTACGCCGTCTGCAATCAGCTGCGCCTTTGCGACCATCCATGTATCGAGCTTTTCAAAGCCCTGCTTTGCGCCCTTGATGCCCTGCTCATACTCCTTTGAATCCAGCCCGATCTTGGCTACAAGCGTAAATAAATCCATGCTTTACCCCTCCCCTCTTGCTTTTTTTCTTCTCTCGTGCTCGGCAATCAGGTCATCAATGATCTCCTGGCCCGTTCGGTTATCCTGTTCCACCAGCCCGACAAACTCCTCATAGCTCACGGGTTCGCTTCCCATCGCCTGACAGATGGCGGAAAGCATCTTCGCGCTGTACACGTCTCCCAGCCACTTTTGACGGTCATCTGCCAAAAGGTCGGAGAGTGCCGCGATTGTCGGCGGTGCTCCGTGCCTGTAAATCGCCGCCGTTACAGCTTTCCGACCGTATGCACGGACGACGTAAAAAAATCCATCAGGTCGGGGTCTGCGAGCGCGTTTTTCAGCTCCTTGATGGTCTGCATGCCCTTCTGACTGCGGATTTCCTCAACAGTTTTGTCGTTGATTGCCGCCAGAATGGCGAACGTGTCTTCTCTGTGATCGCCCAGCAGCAGCGGAACGAACTTGCCGATCATCATAGAGGTCTGCTGAATGTTGTTCATTCCGCTTTTGCTCAAATCGGCGATTTCCTGGAAGGTCTCTGTCGTCTTCTTGTCAAAGCCGATCCGCTCAAGCGGTTCCGCGATTTTGCAAAGGCAGACAGACAGTTCTTCGCCGTTCATTTCTGAAAGTTTCATCTTTTCACCTCAAAAAAGAAAAGCGCCGAAGGCAAAGCCCCCGGCGTGTTGTTACTGCGCCGCTTCATCAAAAAAGTAGATCGCGCAAGGCGCGTACTCGTTGTTCTCCACGGTGTCCTGATAAGCATGGAACTCGACCGGGAGTGTGCCTTCACCCTTGTCACTGAAAGTCAGCGTCACGCCCGTGTTGTTCAGCGCATTGTCAAGCACGATGGCAACAAGTCCCTTGGATGTATTGCCGAACCAGACGAGGTTCTGAATATAGTCGCCGTCTTCAATATTGGTTCGCAGTTTGATCGTGGTTTTTTTGCCAGTCGTGAAAGACTTGTCCTCGGCCTTCTCAGCTGTGCCAAGCGCAAGCGTGAAGTTATCCGGCGTGATCTCCATAAGCGTCGCGGTCAGCTTGATATCCCAAGTATCAATAACCGTGCTGCCCTTGAACTCATAGCGCTTTCCGTCCGCTTCGATGCTGCGCATGGTCGGCGTTGCGGTAAACGTGCCGCCGCCTCGCGTCGCTCCCAACGCCTTTGTGCCGTCCTTAATAGCGGCAAAAAGGGCTTCTTCGAGCGTGCTGTATTCAGTGTAGGTGCTCAGGTCAAAATTTTTGAGAAAAGCACCCGCATTGAGCTGCAACCGCTCAAACGTCTGCGGTCTGACAGCTGTAACAGGTTTGCCCATTTATTTCACCTCGATTGATACGAATTGATTTGGAAATTGAGATAGGCGACTTTGATTTCCGGGTTTGCGATGGGCTGATACTGCACCAGCGGGTCAGCGGGACGAATGGCAACATAGCCGTTCTCCGTTGGAAGCATGAGCAGCTCGCCCACCGCCCTTGTAATCTCGTCAACCTTGGCGTTTATGCCCTTGTAGCTCTCCGACCGATACCACACACGCGCCTGATGACTTGCAGCGTTTCGCCAGTCCGGCTCAATGACGGTGTAGGTGATATATGGGAGAGCCGCGTTCTCCGGCACGTTGCTTTCCGGGTATGCGTCAAGGCCGAACCCGGAATAAAAGCTGTATAGTACCTTTGCCGTCTCGGTCATGTCGGAAGCTCCCACCTCTCAGCCGTCACTTGCTCAAAGTCAAACGTTGCCACGTCGGGTGGTCTGCTGTCGGTGTAGTCGCTTGTCACGCGGAATATTGCTCCGTCAGAAACGCGGCGGAAAACCTCGTGATACTCAAGCGCAACGCCTCGCGCCGTCGTGATGGTGTAGACGCTGGAAACGCCCTGCTTCTCGGCGACACGCGCTTGTAAGCTCTGATCTTTGACAATCGCCGCGTCGAACTCGTCACCGTCCGTCCAGCTCGTTTCAAAGCCGCCCTGCCCGTCAGGAACGCGCTTTTTCGTCAGCATCACGCACGGCTGAGAAAATCTCTCGATTAGCTCTGCGTTAGTCATCGCTTATCCTCCGATAAGGGGCAAGGCGGGAGGCGAAAGCCCCCTGCCAGCCCATCGGCGCACCAGTCGTGCCGGATGCGCGGGAGTAACTGTAACCGCCGAAACTCTCGGAAACCTTATCGGTCACCGGGTTCTTCTCCGTGTACGCGGCGATTTCAACTGCAAGCTCTTTGACGCTTTTCGGGATCGCCAGCGCCCAGATTTCGCCGTTGAAGGTCTCATCTGCCAGCGTCTCGCCGCTCTGATAGACGTGCAGTCCGTCGGAAAACACGCTGCCCCTGATGCGGTAGTACTGTCCCGGTCTCAGGAAGTCAACGTCAGGGATGCCGGAAGCGATGGTGAACGTTCCAGCGTCGCACCTGACGGGAAACCAGTTTCGCAGGTGCATCAGCACCGCTTCAAGCATCTCCATGACTTACTCCTTAGCCGCCGACAGACGGAGTGTCCTTGGCCGCTGCCTTGGCCGCTGCCTTGGCCGCTGCCTTGGCCGCTGCCGCAGCGGGCTTGGTAAACGTCGCAACCGCGATGCCGTCCAGATACTCCGCCCAGAGCTTCATGCCCATAAGCGCATACATGTCGCCAGTGGCGCGGCTGTAATCGCCCTCGGCGTGAACGCCGATCAGGTTAGTTTCGCCCTTGACGGTGTAGTTCAGCCCCAGCTTGCCGAAGTCGCTGTCGCCGGGGTCGATGTAGTACAGGTCGATGTTTTCCACCGGGGTGGCGATGACCTTGTTCTGCGCGATGTACTTAGTCGGCAGAAGGAAAAGAGTGCGATAGCCGAGGAAGTTCTCGACGTAGCTCACGCCGAAGTCGGTCTGCACGGTAATATCCTTGTCGCCGAGGTAATCATAAGCGTCAAGGATGTTGGCAAAGCCCACAACCTCGGTCACGTCCTTATCCATGCCCGCGAACTTCTCAAGTACCTTCGCCTTGCCCATGGCAAGCGCGCGCTGCCAGCTCGTTTCACCAGTCACTTCCAGCGAGCCAGTGCCGAGGAAAGTGTAAAAGTCGGTCAGAACCTTCGTTTGCAGGGCGTTGATGAACGCCTCATCGGTCTTTTCAACGGCGACTTCCGCGCCGTACTTGGCGACGCTCTCAATGCTGACGCTCTTGGCGTACTTGGCGACTTCGATATCGCCGTAGGTCGTGGGTGCAACTTTGAGCTTGGTGAACGGGATTTCCTCGCCCTCGCCCACGCTCGTACCGCCCGCAAGAGTGCCGTCAACCGTCGCCTTGTAAGAGATCAGCTTCGTTCCGGGGGTCTTGCGAATCGGGCGCATGATGCCCATGATCTTACGCAGAGCGTCCCAGTTGTCGGAGAAACGGGTAACAAAATCAACCTCTCGCGCTTCGGTGGTAAACTGCGCGGCGGTCGTCAGTCCAGTTTTAGCAGCCATATTCTAGCTCCTTTCGGTTATTCGGATTCGGCCGCCATGCTTTCGGCAAGCGCCTTTTGGCGTTCTGCCGTGGAAAGCAGATAGCGGCCTTTATCGTCTTTTTTGTAGATTTCTTCTCGGCTCATCTTGCCGCCGCTGTGAGGCGGGTCGGCAGGGTCAGCACCGTCCGTTCGTTTCTTCGGGATAAAGTCCGCATAGTCGGTCTGGATGCCCTTCTTCACACCGTCAGCGTCTTCCAGCTTGCCATCCTTGATCTTCACGGTGGAAAGATCAGTCAGGCGTACAATGCTGTCAGCTCGCTTTCCAGTGATGCCCAGCGCGTTAAGCTGCTCCCGGTACAGTCGCTCGGCCAGTGCCGCCGATTCTTTGGCGTTCTGGTCGTTCTTGTACTTCTCGAAAGCCGCGTGCTCGCTGTCATACTTGCTTTTGTAGTCCTCTCCGCCGCCCTTGGCTTTCAGGTCGTCCAACTCCCTCTGAACGCCTTCCAGCTTCTCGGCGTCGGCTTTGTAGCCCTCCATCTGGCTTTTCAGCCCGTCAACGGTTTCCGTGTGCGCCTCAACCACGCTGTCAACCTGTTCTTCGGTCAGACCAAGCGCCTTGAGAAATTTTCTGGTGAATGCCATGTTTACGCTCCTTTACTTCGGGGGCTGTTCTTCGCCCTTCGCTTTATATATGCAAACGGCGGTACTTTGCCGTTTTTGCCAAAAGAAAAACCGCTGCTCTCAGCGGTGCTTGTCAATTTCCCTGTTTGCCTTTGCCCTGATTTTCTCGATCTTCCGCGCCAGTGCGCGTTGACCTTGCCTTGTGCCGGGTGCGGCTTCTCGCGCATGTTTGATCTCTTTTCGCGCTTCCCTGCGGATTTTCTCGCGCCTGAACCACTTGATAAGCCCCATTTTAACCTCCCGATAGCTCGTCTCGCATGATTTCCTTATACTCTTCTCGGTGATCTTCAATCGCGGGTCTCAGATAGCGGTGAGGTCGCATGAACGATTTACCGATTCCGCTTCCTCGCGTCGTCGTGAACTTTTCCCACTCAGGCGGTGCTTCAAAATGCGGACCCGTGCCCAGCTCAACATACGGCGCATATTCGACGTTGCTTCCTAAACTCATCACGTCACCATCAACCCTGTGCGTGATACTGTTTCTTAGTGTTCCGCCGATGTACCCTTTCTTTCCCGTGCTTTCAACCGTTCCGACGGGGCACTTGTCTTTTGCGTATCGCTCGGCTTGCTGACCGATGGTCTCAAGTGCCCGCGCCTTTGTGCGTTCCAGCTCTGCCAGAAACACCGCGCTGTTGTCGATCAGATTTCCCGCCATTGTGTGCCTCCTTCCATCCCGCCCACTCCGCGTAGGTCTTAAACGGTATCGTTTCGTGGGTGATGTTGTCGAGCCGCGTCTCATTTCGCGGCGGATACTTGGGATTGTACGACACGAGCGCACACCGGCAGTTGTACACGTTCGCGGGTCTTGCATTCGGGTCGCCCGGACACATGATCTCGCCAAGCTCGCTTTGAAACGGCTTGTCTACGTCTGCCCGCTGCCCGTCAAGCATAGCGTGAGAATGGCGCGTGTGGTTGTCCAGCGTCGCCCGCCACTCCTTTTGCAGCTTGATACCCAGCTTCGCCGCCTGATGATAGCTTTCGATTCGTCCCGCGTTCTGCGCGTAGGTCATCGCGGTTCTCGCGTGTCGCCTTGCGCTGACCTCGTTCGCCGTCGTCACGCGCTGCAATCGCTTCACAACCGTCTCAAGCGGTTCGCCTTGGATGATGCCCTGCGTGATCTGCTGCGTGATCTGCGTATGATTCCAGCGCTTGTCTGCCGGTATATCCACCTTTGACGGCGGCAGAAGGTCGGGCTGGTCGCGGATAATCTTCTTGACGGTCGATGCGTCGTACAGCTCAAAGCCCATGTTTATCCGTGCGCCCTTTTCAAGCATATAGCTCGACCAGTTGGCATTATAGGCAAACGCTTCCGGGGTCGTGTCGTTGATGATCTGCATAGCAAGCTCGTTGCTGTGCGTCAGCGTATCCGTCATGTTGGAAAGCATCTGCCGCCAGCGATTTCCTTGGAAAACTTGCCCCGCCAGCCAATCGCGGTACGTCTCTTGCGTGATCTCTCCCGCTTCGAGCTGCGCACGATACTTTTTATCGTCCCTGCGGAACTTTGCGATGAACTTGTCAAGTTTTCGCTGGATATCAGCCGCCGCGTCGGTGTACACGTCGCGGATGCGCCGCTCTAGCTCTTCGATCTGCTTGTCAGTCCATCGAACCGCCTGATCTGTCAAGCGCCGTCACCCCCGCCGTGTTCGCATAAATCCGCTCTTTCATCAGTTTCCCGGAACCTTTTCCGTTGCTCAGTGATCGCTTGTCGCGCTCAAAAACGCGCGTGAAGCGCTCGTCCTCCACCTTGTAACTGCTGATAAATACTGGAGTTTTCTGCTCCGCTGCCCAATTAAAAAAGGATTCGTGGTCGAATCCTTCATAACTGCCGCAGTCCGTGTCTTGATACGGGATATCTGCGTAAATCACGCTATTTTCTGGAATTTTGACGTTTTCATAGCTTTCAAATGAGATCTCCAGTCTTTGCAGACTTTCCAGTCTTTGCAGACTTTCCAGACTTTGCAGACTTTGCAGTCTTTGCAGACTTTCCAGACTTTGCAGACTTTGCAGTCTTTGCAGACTTTCCAGACTTTGCAGACTTTGCAGACTTTGCCTAAGCCTGTACAATCCGACAAGCTCATTGTAATCGTCGGGAAGTGGCATAAATTCCTGCATACGTTGGTACATTTCCCGCGTCGGGAACTCCCATTGTGAGCGCCCGAAGTAATGCCCAGACATCTGTGTTCCGAGCCGACGCTGAACCTCAGCCTGCGTCAAGCCTGACGTTTTCAAGGCTTTCAGAAGATACGCCATCAGTTCTTCCTCGTCTCTCTCGACATCAGATTTCGCGTTTTTAATCAGTTCGTCAAGCTCTGTCGGTGCGTATTTTTGATGCGAAAGCCACCACCGAATATATTTATCCTTGTACTCGGCTTCATGCGTCAGAACGTCCGCGCGACTTCCGTCTCCGTCAATTCCCATATTTCGTAGGAGTGACATGTCGCCAAAAACCCGCGCATAGTGCAGCGCTTTTTTCCACGGTTCTACCTGCTGCGCATATAGATAGTCGGTTCCGTTATTCCCAAAGCTCCAACAATATCTTACATATGGGTCAACATCTTTCAATTTTTGAAACGTTTCTCGATCAATCCAGCGCTTTTCATCCGCATACTCTCCGCATATTGCGCCCTTGAACAGTTTTAACGGCATTTCGCAAATGTCGTTTGCTACAATCCGCTCCCACTTCGGTGCAAGTCCTTCACAGATTTCAAGCGCTGCGTGTGTTATGGCGCAACCGCCAGCGCAGATATCAATCAAAACATCAGCCGATGGAAGAAAACTGACTATTTTCCGCGCTATGCTGTTTTTACTCCCTTTGTACGGTATGCCATAGCGCTTCACGTCGTTTCCTCCTCCGATTCCTCGCGCACAAACCGCCCTTCCGTTTCCTCGTCCAGCCGCGCCATGATCTCCGGCACTTTGTCGATGTAGATGTTCGGCAGATTCTCAAGGATCGTCTGTCTGTCAAGATACGGTGCTTCTAGCATCAGCATTTGAACCTGCTCAAGCTGGTTGCTGATTCGGTTTCGCTTGTACGTTGGGAAAACATCATCGGGAACGCCGACGAGCGCCAAAAGCTGACGGATGCACACGGTCAGTTGATATTCAAAATCATCTGCGTTCTGGTCGAGTGCCTGATACGCGGCGTTGATCTCCGTCGCGGTCTTGCTTCCAGCCTGCACAGTCTGTGCGTCAAACGCGCCGAAGTTGCGGTAGATATCGTCCTTGATCTGCGCAAGGAACGCGCTTCTCGACGCGCTCGGCGGCTCTTGCGTGTACGGCGTGATCTTCCCGCCGTCCTGCGTGTCTGCCTCCGCGATGTGCATCAATTTCAGCCTGTCGCGGAATTTGATTAAATCCTCATCCTTCATGCCGCCGTAGTTCTCGACGAGCCAATAGATTTGACTGCACTCCGAGAGGTCGTTTGCGAAATCCGAGCATACAAGGTCGTATGCGTCAATCGCTCCGCGCATGCCGACGAGCGTTGACTGGTGCAGATCGCTTCCCCATAGCGGCACGATGGGCAAACCGCTGTAATTCTCGCCACCGACGATGGTTTCCTCGTCGTCAATCGCGGCTTTCTGCACGGTCAGCTTGTACGCGCGTTTCGGCTGGTCGATCTTGTAATCGTCGCCTCTTTCGGCTTTGTAGACCGTGAAGCCGTCTTCCTCGTAAAATACGGCATAGCCGGGGTGATTGTCGTCAATGCGCCAGTAGCGCACACCAGCCCGCAAGGCGCTGTTGCGCTCGTCCCATAGCGGCGCGAACTGATACGCGGGGAAGCGGTGCAGATGGTCAACATCGAGGAACACAAAGCAAACGCCGTGAATCAACGCAAGGTACGCCGCGTTTGAAATATCGGTGTCAAAGTCCTTTCCCAGCTTCTCTTTCACGCCGTCGCGCGTGAACGTCACACCGTTGCCGAGTGAGTACGTTGTGCGCTGCTTGTTGAGCTGCCGGAAGAAGTTGGACGCGATTTGATGGTTACTCGCGGTGTAATCCTTCACTTTCATACCGTTCAGCGCGTACAAGAGCGGCGCAGCCATCATGATGGTTTCATTTCTTTGCGCGTCGTACATGTCAGCGGATCGCGCCGTCTTGCAGAACTCGCTTGACTTGTGCTGGAAAATAAGCTGCTTGATAGCTGCAATGCGTTGCTCGTCGCTGTCGCCGAAATCGACGAAATCCTGATACGTGACGATTCTGCCCATCGGGCTATCACCTCCTTATGCGAAAAATGGGCTTTTATACTCTTCCTTCGGCTTGACAAGCCGCATGGTGCGCACTCCATAGCGCAGCGCGTCCATTAGGTGGTCATTTACCTTTATCGGCTTGTCGTCCGCTTTATCGTCCCAGACATAGCCGTCAAACTCCTTGCGCAACTCCGGCAGATTGTCGAAAATCCGCACGTCTCCGCGCTGCATGCAAACCGCAACGTCACGGATGCCGTCCAGCACGTCGTTGTCTGCCTTCCTAACACGGAAGGCAAGCCGTGAGCGCCTGAGCGCCGCGATAAACGATGCCGCCGAAGGGTCGATGATCGTCATAACGCCGCGCTGCTGGTCTTCTGGCAGGCTCTCGCTGACAAACCGCTCCATGTCGCGCACATAGTCCTCATCAGTCTTTTGCACCTGCGTGTCGCGTCCTGAGTAGCGATACTCCCGGAAAATATGCCAAACGCCCTCGCTTTTGCCCCATAGCAGAGCAGCGAAGGCGTTTTGTGTGCCGTAGTCGATGGAAATAAAAACGTCACGCCAGCGCGGCGGTGTGAACGGTGTTTCGAGTGCTGAGGAATAGCCGGGGTAGATCATGCCTTCGGCAGATACGCGCTTTCCCTCGATGTCCCGTTTATACCATACGGATTGTGGGTCGTACTGTGCGACAATTTCCGCAAATCTCTCGTCGGATATTGCCGCATTGTCGCGCATCAGAAACAGTTCGTAATTGCATCCGCCCGGCAATTCTCCGCGCTCCTGCTTTATGCGGTACAGGTCGATATATTTTTCGTAGATCGGAGAATTCGGTGCGCTTGGGTTCAAGTCCCAAAAGAACTTTCTCAGCTTTGCCGCAGCGGTTCGGTTGAACGCCTCCTGAATGAAAGATTCATGGTGAAGGTTGACCTCCGTTGCAATCCACATGCCGTAGCTGTTTCCTCGGATTCGCTTGAAGCTGTCCGCTTTTCCAGCTCCGGCAAAAATTACAATTTTCTCTCCCGTCTTCGTTCTGACGCGGATGCAATCATTCCCTCGATATTTGCCCCATGTACAACGCCCACGGAACTGGGCTTCAATGCCCATTCCGTTACAGTCCCCGATATTCAGCTTTGCCGTTGGCGATGTTGAAGCACTCGCAAGGTGTATCTTGTCCGGGCAAGTTTCAAGCTCGGTGCAGAAGGCGAAAACATTATCAACCGTCTTTCCAGCGCGAACAGCTCCCTCGGCGATGTTGTACATATTTTTTCGGCAGGCACGGATATACGAGAGATGCTTCAGACCGAAAACAGGCACATATTTACGTGTCCTCATCGCCATATACCTCTTCGCGTGTCGCTTCAATGTCTTCGGTGTCAACATCCGCCAAGTCCATGTCTGCCGTCAAATCTTTATAAGCCGCCGTCAGATCGCGAAGCCGCCAACGCTTCGACGTGACCTCGCGCCTTCCTCCACCCTTCCCAGGCTTGACGATGTCCTCTGCGCTCTCCGTTCCGATGCTGCCGGGCAGAGCGTCTATCTCGCTTTCCAGTCGGAGAAGCAGCTTTGACCGAATTCTTGCAGCAATAACCGCGTTATTTGCGGCTTCGTCCGCTTTCTGCGCGACAATGCGCTCATTTGTCCTTTGTCGCACTTTTGTCGCGGTTTTGTCGCGGGTCTCTTTCCATTTTTCCGCTTTCGCCCTTCGCCCGACCGCGTCCTTGGAAATCCCGTACTTGTCAGCCAGAGTGCGTATGGATGCGCCGCCTGCTATATACTCGGCTCTTATCCGCTCCCAGTCCACCGTCGGCACATCTTCGCACTCCCCTTTTTAGTGATTAAATGTAAAAACAGAACATCATTGTGATGTGAACCCTGTTTTTTATTATTTACCTCCGATTTGGCTTTTCCCGCCAGTGTATCATCTTGTACAGCCAGCCGTGCGAATTTTCCCATTCCAGCGTTTCGAGCATCTTGTCAAGTGACGATTTCGGCGGCGGAGATGGAAAAATATTTGTGCAACACATCGCCGACAGCATTTGCTCATCGTGCGTGATCGGAATTGGCTGCATAAAGCAGCTCGGGAATGGGACAAACTGCTGTCTTCGCTGAATCCGATCTTCCAGCAGCTCAATCTCTCTTTGCAGTCTTCGGATGTTTTCTTGCCGAAGTTCTTCATAGCGTTCCTCGGCTGTCTTTTGAGTTTGCTGTTTTTCCATGCCGCAAACCCTCCCTGCACATCCTCCTGAATCAGCATAAGCAACGCCGCTCCCACTCTGCGTCTCCCTGTTGCGTTGCGTCCCGATTTGCGCCGGAGGTAAAGCACAAATCACCCCAAAACAAAAGCCGTGACATTCGCCGCGGCTTTGCTGCTGATTATTTGCCAGCGTCCTGCGCTTTGCGCTCTTCGCTGAGTTTAATGTTATCACACGGTCGCACTCTATGTGTAGCTCCGACCGCTCTACAAGTCTACTGCAAGTCGCCTATAATCTCCCTCTTGTACGCCCAGCCCGTACTTTCGGCCAACCCTTGACGCGCCGTCGCCTCAGTGACGGACAATCCCTCGATAAAATACGCCTTGCAAAACTCTCGCACTCGGCTGACCTTCTCAAGTGTTTCGATTTGTAGCACAATCTTGTCGATCACCTCAAGCGCCGCAGAAATCGCCGTAAGATAGGCCATGCTCGCGGCTTGCAGCGCCTCGAAAGCCTTGTCACGCCGTATGACATAGGCTTCAAGCCCTGCACCGCTGGACGAGCCAGACGGCATGCCCGTGAGCTTTTGCGCCGTCAGATAGGCGGCTTTTTCCTCCTCGTAGGCTTCCTCCGCCCTCACATACGCCTTGCGCTTTTTCCGCGTGTCAAGCAGCGTGCGCTTGTCCGCTTCTGTCAACTGCATCATTAACCTCCTTTTTGCGCCTTTCTCTAAAACTTCAACCAGCGCTCATGACTACGCTTTTTGCTCATTCCCTCCAGGCAAGCCGTGTAGCGGTTTTCCAGTGCTTGCTTCCTGCCGTCCGCATACGCCTTGTATCTCTCGCATCCCGCGTGACAGCCGACCTCGCGGCTCGCGCAGTCGCGGCATGGCGCGTCATTCACGGCTATCACCTGTCCACGGCGTTTCCCGCCTTTCCGCTTCCGTCGGCTTGCGCAGCCAGCAGCGCCAGAAATCGTTATAAGACGCATTCTTCCGATAAAATTCATCTCCGCAACGATCTACTAGCTTTGTGAAATCGGGCTCACATCGTCCCCATCCCAGAATAACTACTCGTGCTCTCGTCCTCAGGCGGTCGTCGTACCACATGACCTCGCTTTTTGCAACCTCTTCCAGCGTCAGCACGCGGTTTTTCGGCTCGACGCGGCGCGACAACACAGCTTGCAGCCGTTCTTCAATATTGGTCTGCGACGTGTTTCCGATAAACTCAATGCGTGGCGATGTGCTTTCGCACGTCACACATTGATACCATGCCGAGAAGAACTCCTGCTCGGTTGTATGTGTACGAACGTGGATTTTCATCCTGTCTCCGCAATACGGGCATTTAGGCGTTTCGCTCATTGCTCTTTCCCTCTCTTTCCGCTTCAAGCCGCTCGATGTAGGATAGCACGTCAGCGCACAGAATGTCTCTGCATTTCAAATATGTAAAATACGGGCAATCATTCATACATGAGGCTTCTCGCAACATGCACACCCTCACGGCTTTTTTGATCACATCAGGCGTTTTCATTGCTCTTCCTTCCTCCTTTTCCGCTCCTTCTCGATCTCCGCCGCCAGCTTTTCCAGCATGTCGGCGGCTTGCCGATTTGCTTCTTTTCTATCGCATTTATTTTTCAAATTCGCAGCACAGTCGGCGCATTTATACTCGTTGCCTGCGCCGCACCGCAGGATTTTCACCAGTCCCGACACTTCGTATTTGATTTCCGCGAACTTGCACACCTCCGGGTGCTCGCTTGTCGGGCATGTATCGCCGCGATACGGACACTCGCCATTGGTGCAAACGCCTTCAAACTCGGCGTACCATTTACATTTCATCGGTCATTTCCTCCGTTTCATCAAAAAATTCAAGCTGCAACTCGTCTTTGCTCTCTCCGCCTTTGCCTACCCACCAGCGTAAGACCGATTCGCCGTCCGTCCAATGCCTATTGATGGATTTTCCAGATTTTCGCCTCGCGTCCAGCATCTCGTCAAAAGTGCGGATGTAAAATTTCTTGAACTGCGGGAAAAACTCAAGCTCTCTTTGCATGCTCGCAGAGCCGCCAAGCGGACAGGCCACGCAGCCAAGCCGCTTGAATCCGCAATCGTACAGCTCGCAGTACGGCACGTTGTAGCGCTTTATAAACTCCCACACATCCTCGTCCGTCCAGTCAATAATCGGATTGACAAGCGTTTTGTGCGTCCGATAGCACATCTCAACCATTCTGCGGTTCTCGTCGTTGTCGGTATTGAGTATCAGCCCGCCTCTGCTCGTTCGATTCGGTTCTGCACCGCTCAAATCCGCTGCGTTGTTTAGCTCTTTGGACGCGGTTGTAAACGTCACAAGCCCTTGGTTGTTCTTGCGGTTTCCGCTCTCCGCCCACCTTACGCCCGTAACCACGACGCGCCCTTGACCGTGCAGCTCTTTGAGGTATTGGCAACAGTAGCGCATTAATCGCGTTGGCGGCATTTGCTTTTTGACGATCAGCTCTCGCATGGTATACTCAGGCTTTTCGATTTCGGTTTTGGGGTGATTCTGCCGGATAAAGCGTACAAGCTGTGGCGGGTCAATCGTCGTCGCGTTGTAGTGAGCGTCAAACTTAACCCCTGCCATCTCGCATAGCTTGACGACACATGAGCTGTCTTTCCCGCCGCTGTCCGCGACATAGTACCCCTCTTGCGGCTCAAACGCCCGCAGCCGATCTATCGCCGTCTGCACCTTGTCCCGCTTTTGCCCAAAAAGGTCGTACTCGATAAGGCTCATTTCCCGTGCCTCCACTCTCGTCCACGGTTGATCTTCATCTTCTCCCGCACCGCCTTGTCAATGTCGATGTCCAGATACCCGGCGGCAGACAGTGCCGTGATAATAACGTCCGCCAGCTCCTCGGCGAAGTGATCTTCTTCAAGTACCGATTCCAAAAGTTCTTGGTTTTCCAGAAATACGCGAAACGTTGCATTAATTCGTGCAAGCTCTCGCTCGGTATTTATAATTTTGTAAATCTGCAAAATACCGGAATCCCTCAGACAATCGTTGCTCCTCAGCGTTTTCCGAAGATAGTCCCCGTCCCACAGCCCATGTGCCACCGCGTCACTGTAAATCTCATCGCGCAATTCGTTCAAATCGTTCATTTCGTGCCTCCTCTAAAAATAACCACCATCGACGGAAAAGGCGCGGACGCTTTCGCATCGCCAAACTTGATCCGCCCTTTCAAAAACCTAATTTCCGCCTGATGATAAATGTAGTCGTGAAAGGCTCGCGTGTCTGTTCTCGCGGGAATGAGCATCACCACCAGCGCGCCATTCTCTGCCTCGTCATGCGCTTTCTTGATCCACTTCGGAAGTTCTCGCCCGTAGGGTGGATTGCAAAACACCCTTTTGCCCCCCCAATTTTGGGAAAGCCCGTCCTCTACCTTGGTGAAGTGCTCCGCGCATTTCGCGTTCTCGTGTGTACAGCACGGGTCAAGGTTGAAATGGAACTCCGCGTCCAGCTCGTCAAAAAGAGCCTGCGGCGTCGCCCACTCGACGGATGCACTTGAAAATAGACAGCTATTCACGTTTGAGCCTCCCTCAGAACGGCAGTTCTTCGTCGTCCACTTGCGTGAACCCGCCAAAATCGTTGTGCGCTTGCGGCGCATAGGCCGTCCCGCTGTCTTTGCTCACCGCCGTCGTGTATGCCCCCGGCGCGCTCTGTGTGCTGCTCTGCTGATTCTGCGGCGACAGGAATTCCACCTCGTCGGCGACGATATCCCACGCCGTCCGCTTGCTTCCGTCCTTCGCCTCGTAGGTTCGGGTCTGGATGCTGCCCGTCACGGCCACTTTGCGCCCTTTGGCAAGATACTTGCCGCACAGCTCGGCCAGCTGCCGCCACGCGATGACGTTCAGAAAATCCGTTTCCTGCTGACCGGTCTGCGCATTGCGAAAACGGCGGTTCACTGCAATCGTGAAGTTGCAAACTGACACGCCGCTCTGCGTGGATCGCATTTCCGGGTCGCGGGCCAGATTGCCGATCAGAAAAACCTTATTCACACTTTTCCCTCCAAGTATTTTTTTATATATTCCGCAGCATCGCACCATCCCCGGCACACTGCCGCGCAATAGCCTTGTTTTTGCAAGTCATGCAGCCATAGCTTTTGACAATCGCTGACCGTTCCGCCCTTCGTGCGCTTCATCTCGATAAAAAGCCCGTGAAACTCTCCACGCGGGACGGGCAGGAAGATGTCGGGCACTCCGCTTTTCAGCCCTTCGGCCTTCATTCTGCCGCCCGTCATCCAGCTTCGCTTTCCCTCGTTGGGAATGTGAAACATTAGCGCCAATTCCGGGTACTTCCCGCATTGCATCGCCGCCCAGCGAAAGAGGGTCTGCTGCTCTTCGGATTCAGTCGGCGTTGTGTTTCTCACTCTTTCTTCGCCTCCCACTGCTGCCTTTGAAACGTCCTCATGCAGGTGTACCGACAAAAATACTTACATTTTCCTTTTTTGTCAGTAATCTTATAGGCATAGATCATCGGGTATGCCGTCACAAACTTAGTGCCACACATGGGGCAAGTTCTGGAGGTTAATACTTGATCAAGCGCCCCTCTCGGCATTTTGCTTTTCCTGCTCATATCGGCAGTCTCTCCTGCGTCGCTTTCGGCGCGTACAAATCAAGGAAAAACCGCTGGCCTTTCCCGGTGATTAGCGGTGTTTTGTTGATCTGGATACCGCTGCTTCTGGAAATCGTACTCTCATGCACCCGCATCAACCCCATATCCATGCTTTTCTGTGACGGGACGTTCCAGTTTCGGCCTTTTGAGTTTAGCCATTTGTCATTTCGTAGCCTTTCAAACAGCCGTCTTTCTCCGATATCTAGCCCTGCCTGATTCAGAATTTTGGCCAGCGTCCCGATTGAGATACAGGTTTCCGCTTTCTCCACGGTTTCGGCAAACAGAACCTTCGGCGCGTCTGCTTTGATCTTTTCGTTCGCCGCTTCGAGCTGCTTGTTCCGCTCGGCAATCTTCCGCTGCGCAACCATCAGCGCGTTTGCCAAGAGCTGGTCGTCGTCCATCGTCTCCTGTCCGGCGATATATCCGCCCGTCTTGCGGATCTCTGGAATAACCTCGTGAGTAATCCAGCGCTTGAAGGCTTTCGCTTCGGGCTTGCGGCTACCAAGAATCAAAGCGTAAAGCCCCGGTTCGTTGACGGCATTCACGGGAAGCCCGTTGCTCGCACCCTCGATTGAAACTAGGGTGCGTTCATCCTCATCCAAACGCTTAATAACATCGCTGCTGTTCCCCAGTCCCAGCGCCCTGCACACATCCGCCGCCACAAACCACGGTTCACCTTCCAGCATCACGGCGCGCACCGCGCCGAACTCATCCTTGCGAAAAATCGTTACATCGTTCATGCTTAACCTCCTTGCATTTCCGTGAATCGCATCGTTGCGCCGTCAAAATACAGCGTAATCCTTCCGCATCGACCGCCCCGATTTTTGTCCAGAAACAGCTTCCTTTCCGGGTCGTCCTTGTCGTTCGGCGCATGCAGCAGGAGCACCGCGTCTGCATCCTGCTCGATGCTGCCGGATTCGCGGAGGTCTGACAGTTTCGGCTCGTCGTTCCGCTCGCTCGCGCGGTTGAGCTGTGAAGCGGTCAAAACCGGGATTTTTAGCTCCATCGCAAGAGCCTTTAGCCCTCTTGTGACAACTCCGACTGCTTCCGCGCGGTTGTTTGTCTTCTGTCCTGCATCAAGCAGCTGCAAGTAATCAACCACGATCAAATCAAGCCCGCCATGCGCTCGCGTCCTCAGCGCCATTCGGCGGATATCCTGCACGGTTCGCGCCCGTTCGCTGATGCATAACCTCTCTGACGGGATTTCTGCAAAGCTGTCAGCGACTTTGATGATCTCGTCTTCCGTCAGGTCGTGACGTTCGATTTTGTCCACTGAGACGCCGCTTTTCTGCGCCACAACACGCCCGACGATTTCGTCCGCGCCCATCTCGCAAGATATCAACAGGATTCTTCTGCCTGCGTCCAGCGCTCGAACGGCCATATGCAGCAGGAGCGCAGACTTGCCGACGGAAGGCCGTGCGCCGACAACGATCAGCTTTCCTCCCGCAATCAGCAAGGATTGATCGAGCTTCGGAAACCCTGTCTTTGCGATGGGTTCAACCGCTCCGCTCGTGAGCCGTGTATAAAAGCCGCAAAGCGCGTCTGTGCCGCTGATAATGTCTCCGTCGTCTGTTTGTCCGCTAAGTTCGTTCAAGCGCACCACCGCGCCGTTGAGCAGCTCCGACGTGGATATCTCGCCATCGTTCGCGCTCTTGACTGTATCCAGGCACGTCTTGATAAGCGCTTTTCGCATTGCTGCTTCCCGGATATTCCGTGCCTGCTGTTCGGCAAGCGCCGTTGTGACGGTTTCCGTGGCGACGACGATAGCCTGTTCAAGGTCGTCGTCAGAAATCACGCCTTCAAGCGTCGGGATATCGCATGGACGACCTTGCCTTTCAAGCGCAAGCGCGGCCTCAAAAATTCGGCGGCAGAACGGGATTGTGAACCATTCGGCTTTAAGCCCGGAATCGCTTGCCTTTGTGTCGCCCTTGATGATTGCACCGCAGAATTCGCGCTCAGAGATCTCTTTCGTGAGACTTTGGTACGGATCGTCCATAGCTCATCCCTCCCTTACTGTCAGGCGGCTTGTCCGCCCATGTGTATCCTCGCTCTTTCTCTTTGCGGAGAATGCCCTCGACATACCGCCAACATCGGCTTTTTTCCGTCGCCCCTTGGGTTCTGCTTATGGCTTTCAGCAGATTTTCGGCTCCGTACTCGGCTCTGAGTCTGTCCATCGCATCAAAGTCGCCCGAAGCACTAGCGGGTAAACCCATGCGCTTTGCAGCAGCCTCCACGTCTGCCTGTTCTTCCCGCATTCGCCGCAGTTCGTCGTCCGTCACGTCGTCGTAGGGGTTTGGGGTTACGTAACCACCACCAATATTCTTTTCTTGTTCTTTTACTTGTTCTTGTATATACGCGTTTTGCTTGACGTTGCTTCCGTCTGCTTCCGGTTGCTTGGCTTTGCTTGGCTTTGCTTGGCTTTGCTTCAATGTGCTTGCGTTTGCTTCCGTCTGCTTGACGTTGCTTTCGTCTGCTTCCGGTTGCTTGGCACTTCCACCTTTCTTCCCGCTTGCTTTCTTTGCTTCCAAGGATTCAGCGCACTGATCGATTTTAAATTGAAGCGTGTCCCAGACATACCATTCCGGCGCGTTCTCGCCAAACGTCGGCAACTCGCCACGGTAGGCATAGGCCATCATGGCCATAAAAAGCCGTCCGCGCTGTGCGTCATCATATCGCTTGAGAAGAACTTCGATGTCCGGGAAGACCTTCAGATAATCCAGCATTCTTTTTTCCCTTTCTCTTTAAAGTAAATGGAGGCAAGCCCCGGAATCGAACCGGGCGGCGCGGGCAAGGTGCTGTGCGTTAAATCCATGAAGCGAATTGTGGAAGGAAAACCTTGATTAGGAGGAAGATTTCGTCTGTCAAGAAGAAGCTCCCGCGCCGATACCTGCTATGCTTGCCATAAGTGCCGCCGTTTTGCCCCGGCGGCTAGGCTGTCTGTGAAACGTCTTTTATTTGCCGTCTTTCCGGCTGCCAGAAAAAATGGTGTGCGGTCTTTCCCGCCGTCAGAATGTGAAAAAAAACAGTTTTGTCTTTCTGCCGTCTCTCCGGCTGTCAATTTTGTTGATCGTCTTTCCGATCTGCCAATGCTAAAGGACACGTTCTTCGTCTTTCCGAAGCGCCAGAAATGAAATGTGCGGTGCCCGTCTTTCCGAGCAGCCAGTATGATCATAATTTACCCTTGCTCCGCCATCCTCCCTTCTGTTGGAGCTTTCACCGTTTCAAGCAGTTCCTTCGTGCTTGACTTACCAAAACTTCTTCTGTTCGGTGCGCGGCGGTATCGACCCGCCCCTTCTTCTTGGCGCTGCTTGCCGCCTTGAAGCTGCTCTCCTGAGCTGCGCACCATGCGCAAGGGTTTAGCCCTTGCGATTTTTTTATTGTTCCTTGTCTTCGGGCGCGTTCTCCGGCGCGTCATGCGCCGCTCCCGTGTCCGTTACGTCTACGATGCCATCAGGCAGCGGGGATTCATCATCGACCAGCCCTGCGCTTATATCGTGCGCCGCTTTCAGTGCGGCGGGGGATGCGCTCTTGTAGTCGATGGACATAACGCCCCAGCGTCCGAGCAAGCGGCGCATGACGGTTTTCCGCGCCATAGCGTCCCAGTCGTCGCGCCAGCCTTTGCCCTGAGTCTTTCCCTTGCGGTTTTTTGCCTCGTGGGCTTCAATCTGCTGAACGCTCATGTATACCGTCTTCTCTGTGCCATTCACAAGGCGATAGTAGCCGACATAGCCGATGATCGGCAGTTTCTCGCGCTCCGCCTCGTCCTGTTCCCAGTGGAACTCAAAGTCTTCGGTCAACCTGTCACATGAGATCAGCTCCCCCTCGCGCACATCCATGACGTTCAGCCGCTTATATGCTCCGGTTCTGAGCGCAAGCTGAATCATGCCCTTGTAGCCGAGGATGAACTGCGCTTCCGGAATTTTAATCCAGTTTCCGTCATCCGTCTTTTTGCTGTTGTCGAACGGCACAATGTAGGCAAAGCCGAGCGCGTTATCGACCGGAAGATCATAACTTGCGGCCTTGAGCGCTGCCTGAATGACCGTCTGCGGGGCTTGCCGAACCGCCGCCGTCAGGTTTGCATCCGCATTGCAAAGCGTGATGACCGCCGAGATAAATTGCGGCGCTCGATCACCCAGCAGATCGTTCAGACGTTTTTTGTATCCCTCGGAGTCGAACATGCCGTTCAGAATTTGGTTGACGGTTCGCGCCGCAACGGGCGCGGTCGTGGCCGCTGCGACGGGTGCGCGGCTGGCGGTTGCGTTTGTGATGATTCCCGCCGTGTTCCTTGCTTGTCTTTCCATCTTTTATGCCTCCTTGACCATGAATCGGCGCGTAGGTGCGCCAATCTTGATGTATCTGTCAACGATTTCGGGGTGTTCCTCTGTGAGCCGCTTGGTGTCGATGGTCTTTCGTGGGCTGCTGTTTTTCCAGCTTACAACATAGTTCGCGCTTTCTCCGCGCTCAGATTCACCCATACACTCCTTGATGCGCTGCTCATACAAAGCTTTATCTCCCTCAAGCTCTTTGATTTTGCTCGTCAGCGTCATGTATTGGCTGATCGCATCGTCGCAGTCAAGCGTGATGGTCGAGCCATCAGATACGGGATAACGCTTGGCTAAGATTTCTTCCGCCGCCTTGCTTCCGTCAACGGGCGGGCATTTGCCTTGCAAAACATATTCGCGCCAAAAGTAGTCCTCGGCGGAGATAAGCGCTTTGATCTGGTCTTCGTTGTCTTCGCGCTTGAAGCTGTATGTGTACAGCCCGCGGCCGATGACCAGCACCACGAGCTTCCACTCATCCCAGCCTGTGACCGCGAGATAGTGCATGCACTGCGCATAGTACCAGGGATTGACATCTCCGCCTGCGAAATCGGTCTTCGTGAAAGAGGATGTCGTCTTGATCTCAACGCCGATCCGTTTGCCCTTCACGCGGCGGTCGATGTTCGCCAGCATAAACGGGTGTTCGATGCTCTGCATCATCTGATTGCATCTGACGATGTTCAGACCGCTCTCTTCGGCGTATCGCCTCGCTACGTGGTCTTCCAGCACGTTACCGAGCCAGATCGCTTCGTTCTCGCTCTCTTCCTGCGGCTCGTCCGTGCTGGTCTTATCCGCCCAGACCGCGAGCGGCGACGAGAACGGATTCAAACCGATGATCGCGGCTGCATCGCTTCCACCGATACCGGCTTTTCGAGCTGAGAGCCATTCTGCGCGGCTCATGTTGCGTGTATCCTTGTACACGGTGTAGATTTCTTTCATTCTCAAATCGCCTCCGCAAACGTCCATCCGGTGCCGAGCAGCTCAAGCCACTCTGTCGTGCTGATGCTGTCGGCGCAATCCTCACACAAAATCTTGCTGCCGATCTCCGCGATTTTGTCACCCTCATAGATCGCCGCCTTGCATCTGCTGCACTGACATACAGGGACATCGGGTTCGGCGTTCGGACAACTGCTCAAACACGGGAAGCTGTGGCAGATATCACACATTCTTCTTCCCCTCCTTGTCCTTGTCCATTTCCGCGAGGATGCAGCACACCAGCAGCAGCGCCGCACCGACCACGCCAACCGCCAGCGCATACGCAAGCACCATGCCCAGCCCTTCAAGCAGCCGGGCGAAAAAACCGATAAATTGCGCTTTCAACATTGCTTTTCCTTCCTTTTCATGCTATAATAGCCATGGTTTAAATTTTTCATTGGCTTCCGCTCGTGTTGCTGCACGGGCGGTTCTTTTTTTACCTTGCGATTCTCAAGCGTGGCAATGCCACGCCATCAAACCCTGCTTGATACTCAAGCCCCTCGGCTTGCATCAGCTCGTAGAGCCTGCGCTCTTCCAGCTTGGTCAGCGTTTCCGGGTGGTTGATCCGGTTGTAGAGCGTCTTTGTCGAGACGCCAAGATTCAGCGCCAGCTCAGCCTTGCTCATGCCGGACACGCCGCAGAGCTGGCCAACCTGTCGCCGGAAGAGATCGTCTTCCGCGTCCCAATTCCGCTGGCGCTTTTTCATGGTCAAACCTCCTTGTCAGAGTATAATGTTTCCCATCTAAACCCTAGTTTCTTGCCAATTACTTTTGCGTGCTTGATCTTCAAGCCAACATCGCCAGAAATAATTCGGCTGACGGCGGATTCGGTTAGTCCCAGCATTTGCGCCAAATCCTTTTGAGACAAGCTGTACTTGTCAAGGACTTGCTTCAAACTCAAGCTCATGCCTCCTTTTCTTTAACTTTGCTCAAGTATAGCACATTCTTGAGTTTCTTTCAAGTGTTTTGTCAAAATTTCTTGAGTTTTTTTCAAGTCTGTTTACTTGAGAAATTTTCAAGCGTATAATATAGAAAAAAGGAGTTGACGCAGTTGGAAAACAACATAAGAAAACTTCGGAAATCGCGTGATCTGACCATGAAGCAGTTCGGTGAAATGATGGGCGTTTCAGAATCCGCGATCAGTCTTTACGAAAATAACAAGGCGCAACCCGATATCAACATGATGTATAAAATGGCCGACTACTTTGACGTTTCCATTGATTTTTTGCTTGGCCGGAAGACGGACGAATCGAAGGAAAAGAAAACGGACGATAAACTCGTAGCCGACATTTTAAGTCTGACAGAAGAAGAAAAAACGCTTGTCGAGGGGTATGTGAGCGGGATAAAGGCAAGAAGAAAAAAATAAGCTCGCCTTTCGGCGAGCCGTCCCCCTTTTTAATCGGGCTTTTTGTGGAACGTTGATCGTATCCATTCGAGAAGTTCCTTTTTCTCTTCCTCGGTCAAGTCTGCAATCATCTCACGGATTTCTTTTTCAGTCATTTTGATTCACCTCGTAGATTTTAGTCGCTCACTGAGCGCCACTTGGTGGTTCAACTCGGCTTGTTGCTTACCCTCTCCGGCGGCGGCATTTCAAGCGGCCTGCGCGGCTGAGATAAAACTATAATAATTATCATCAGCGTTCCCTCCATTGCTTACATTATATTCCCGCCGGAAAGCGAAAAGAATATGAAAAGAGGTTAAGAAGATGAAAAGAATCGTTGCTCTGTTGGCTCTGATGTTTGCTCTTCTTCCCGTGCACGTCACGGCCGAGAACGAGATCGACCCGAAGGATTGCATCCCGTTTCCGGCTGACTGCAAAAAGGCAGATGTCGCCATGGCTGCCCTGTATGCCGTTGATGTCCCAAACCCCCAAAATTACGAATGGAGTTCAAACACGGAAGATTTGCATTTCACGGAAGACGGAGTTTTTTCGCTCTTGGGTGAAAAAGGTACATTAACAGGCGTTCCGAAGGACGGAAGCGGAAAAACGATTAAAATTTCCGTGTCAGCCCCCATACCATTTTTCAGCTCGAAGAATATCGTTGTCGATTCGCCGGAAGGTGAAGAATTGCTAGTCCGAACCGGCGGCGGATTTATCATGGTAGGCACAAGCGGCGACGACTGCTTCACCAGCGAAGAGATTGAGGGGAGAAAATACGGTTTTGCTGATGCGTACCGAATCATGCCCAAAAAAGAGGGCAAGGGTGCAATCATCTACACGATAAACATGAGCAAGCAATACAAGATCAACATCACAGTCAAAAAGTCTGCGCTCATGTCTGAAGAGGAACGGCAAGCCCTGATAGAAAAGGCAGGGGAGAACGCGAAAATCGTCATCGCGGGAAAGAACGTGAATGTCCGCGCGGATGCTTCCGCCGATGCCGACAAAGTCGGAAGCATCAAAGCGGGAGAAGAAGTTATCGTCACTCAGCCGTATTATACGGAGAAGTGGCATCAGATTCTCTATGACGGCGAGCTGTGCTATGCGTCGGCAAGCTATCTTGTAATCAAATAAGCGAATATAGGCAGAACGAAAGAAGGGGCTAAGAATTGGCTAGAGACGGAAAACCGGGGTGCTTGTCCCGCATTTTCAAAGCATTTTCCTATTGCTGCGTGGCAATCGTAGTTCTGACGTTCATCAGCGCAATGGGCAGAGACAGCAATCAGGACACGACAACGCAGACAGATACCCCTGCACAGGTCGAGCAGACCGCCGCACAGGATGAAGCAGGCACATCATCAAATACGCCTAAGCCCACCAATACTCCAAAGCCTACGGCAACGCCGCGTCCGACCAACACGCCCAAGCCGACAGCAACGCCAGAACCGACCACGCTGGAAGGATGGGCAGAATCCGTCGCAAACTCCATATACGGCAGTTACGACCCCAAGTACAGTAGCTTGATATCTGTGACGTGTGAGCAGATGCTCGGCGAGGATGCGCCCATGATTCAGCTCGACGTGAAATATCCAGATACCTTCATGCGCAAGAACGATGATCGAATGGGCGGTTTCCTGTATAACGCAAAAGAAGCGAACGAGAAGTTCGCAAATCTTGCCAAAGAGGGAAAAATCGTGTACGGGTCGGTTAATATCGTCGCTCATACGACATATCTTGACAAGTACGGCAACGAGAGCGACGGCATGGCTGCATCTATCCGCGTAAAAGCATCGGAAGCGGCAAAGGTCAACTGGGATATTCGCAACTTTACTGCTGAGATGATGCCAGGGATCGCCGTTTCCTTCGGTATCAACCCGATCATCCGCGATGGTCTGTCGCTCGAATACTACTCAAAAATCCGCTACTAATCGCTTGAAATGAAAACAAGCGATGTTTTGCCGACGTCGACAAAACATCAGGTCGCGCTGAGCGACAAAAAAAGGCGCGTCCTGATGGGCGCGTCTTTTTGATTTATTCGGCTTTTCCGCAGCATGGGGTAGTCGATGCAAAACCAAACCCAAACCCGTAATCCGTCGCGTTCGGAACGTTGAAACAGTTTTCCGCTTTGAAAAGTTTGACCGCTCTTTCAAAAGCGATTCTTTTCTGATCCTGCGTCAGTTCACTGGGTAAGCCTTTTAGGCATGTTCGCAGATTCTCGATGATTGCAAGCACAATCGCGTTTTCCTCTGCCTTGGTTTCTCCATCTTCAACCATCCACTCCGGGGTACACAATGCAAACATCCGATTCACGTCTTTCATGCGTTCACCGCCTTTCTTTTTTATCATATGCCGATTTTTGAGGAATATACTATCAAATAATTATCAAAAGGGGGATTTTTTTATGGCAAAGGCAAAGAAACTTCCGTCCGGCAACTGGCGAACACAGGTTTACCTCGGCAGGGATGCAGCGGGAAAGCCAATCGTCGAATCCTTCACCGCATCGACCGCCCGTGAATCTGAGCGCCTCGCCGCCGTAGCCGCTGCCGATCGCAAGAGGAAGAAGAAGCAAACGCTGACGCTCGGTCAGGCGATGGATGAGTTTATAGATACTTGCCGTGTGCAGGGCTATTCGCCGTCTACGATTCCGGCGTATGTCTCGATACGGGAAAACAGCTTTCCGATGCTTGTCTCTTTACGCTTGGATCAAATCACAGAGCGGGATATCCAAAAAGCGATTGACGCAAGAGCTAAAGATCATGCTGTGAAAACGGTTCGGAATGAGTTTTACTTTCTGCGCTCAGTTTTTGGCAAATATGCGCCTGATTTGAATTTGTCCGGGATTGTCATAGCCAAAAGGAAGAAGTCGAAGAAGCAGCTTTTCTCCGAAGGCTGGGCGCGAGACGTGCTGACCTATGCTAAAGAGCATTGGGAAACGGATTTTTATCTCTACTGCTGCTTCATCGTGAGCGCGGGCTTGCGCCCTTCTGAGGCGTATGCTTTGACGTGGGGGGATTTGTCCGCTGAACCTGTTTCCGCAATCAGCAGAGACGGGAAAGCGTACAAGATGGGGCTTTTAAGCATCGACAAGGCCACAGTGCGCGATGAATCCCGCTCATACGTCAGGAAAAACGTCACAAAGACAGATGCGGGAGAGCGTGCGCTTCGTCTCGACTGGTCTTTTTTCCAAAATCTGTACGACTGCAAGCCGCGAGGCGCTGACCATGCCCAAATACTGACGCTAAAGCCTAACCTCGTTGACTACCGCTGGAAAAAATGCAGGGCGGCGCTTGGTCTTCCCGAAAAGATGCGCTTTTACGATCTGCGCCACTTCTTCGCAACGTCCGTCGCCTACTCCGGCGCGTCCGAGGAAGAGCTTGCCCGCGTCATGGGTCATTCAACTTCCGCCTTTTCTCATCAGGTGTACGTCGAGCTTTTCCGCGAACGGCAGGAATCCGTAAACGCCGAGCTGGCCGCAGGAACGGCGGCACTCTACGAATCCATCAAGAAACCCGTGTGAAATTCCGTGTGAAATGATTTTGCAAAAGTTCACACGAAACGGGAAAGGCGATACACGAAACGAGTAATAATTTACACTGAATAAAATAGGCGGCAAAAGAAAAAATCCAGAAACCTTTGTGGCCTCTGGATTTCCTGTTTGGTGCGGTAGATGGGACTTGAACCCATACGTCATACAACACACGCCCCTCAAACGTGCCTGTCTGCCAATTCCAGCACTACCGCATATTCACTTTCTGCACCAGCGATGCAACATGTATATTATACGAAACCCGCCTGAATTTGTCAACCCTTTCTTTGAAAAAAGTTTCCTCCGCCGCTTTTCAAAAGACGCGAAAGCGGCGTTTACGCCGCCTTCGCTGGGTTTATTCGTCCT